TTCGTAAAGTGGCGCATTGTAAGCCGCCCGTTCCCGGACAGCCTCAATGCAAGAAACGGAAAGGAAAAACAATGATGGTAGCAATAAAGCATCACTTCAGGTGTTGGCGGATTTGGCAGAGCTTCTTACCGTGGCGAGGCAATTTAATTCTTAAGCTGTGCTGCCTTTCGGGTTTGTTTACGTGTATTCCCCTCGAGGCCATTAAGTGCCACTTGGGAGAGCCCTATCTCGTTGAACTGGAGAAGTTGGCTAAATATGTAGAAGAGCAGAAGGAGACAGAAAAATGATAGCTTTAAAACAAAACGCTCCGCTGTTCATCCGGAAGGCTGTCAAGGAGCAGCAAAATGTACAGGTGGTCATAGCGATAAACCCCAAGACGAAGGATATCTACTTTGCAAACGAAACAACCATGTACGTCAACGGAAAAAAGCGGGCTGCCATCAGGTACAAAGCCACCGGGCATAAAGCTGTCGAAAGCGAGGATCCAGATGAAGCTAAAATTCGCAGTGCTCGGTGAACCCCGCGGCAAAGCCAGACCTCGCTTTGTTACCCACAATGGTTACAGCCGGGCTTACACCGATAAAAACACTGTCTCATACGAAAACAACATCAAGGCAATGTTTAAACGAGCGCATCCCAACAAGTCGTTCCCTGAAGGTATGATGCTTGACCTCCGTGTAATCGCATACTTCGGGATCCCGGTAAGTACAAGCCAAAAGAAGAGAGCAGCCATGATTGCCGGCGAGATCCGACCGACTAAGAAGCCCGATGCGGATAACATCCTAAAAATTGTCGCTGACAGCCTCAACGGTCTGGCATACCACGATGATGCGCAGCTTGTAGATACACAGATCCGCAAATACTACTCCGCAAACCCTCGCATAGAAATAACAATACTCAGCACCGGAAACAACGGCTACGAGCAACTCAAATTACAGTAAAAATAAAAAATTGAGAAAATCTCTCAAAAAATGGAGGAAATTATGAACACTACTTACGAACTGAACCTAAGCAGCGATGCATTCAATGCATTCAAGACCGATTTTAACCTCATGCTCCGGCAGATACTCTTTGCGATGGAGAACAAAGAAGCCGAGGAAGGTACGATGGCGATCAAGTTTGCCATCACCTTCGACAAGGAAAACGTACCCGACCACTCGGCACAATACCCGGATGCACAACGTGAAATCACGCGCCCGACATTTAAGCACACCATTACCTCACAGATTACACTCAAAAATCAGACCACCGGGCAGCTCAAAGGCGATTATGAGCTTGTGTGGGATAAAGAAACCTCCTCGTACATCATCCGACCGATCGATGACGGGCAGACGAGCTTGTTTGACGATGAAACCGCAGCTCCGGCACCTTCTGAACCTGCAGCACTGCCCCCGGCGATCGACTTAGAGGAAGTAGTCGAAGAACCGGACGATGACGATGATGAGGCTGAACCCTCTGAACCCGTCACCGATGACGGTTATGGTTACGAGCCTGCAGCTTTAGACTAAAACGAAAAGACGCCCCCACAAGATATGGAGACATCCCCTCAACCAAGGACAGTCTAACACATCATGTGGAGGTGCGTCAAGTGAAAATGACAACAGAAAAGCTCTCCGAATACCGAAAGCTGCTCGTCAGGCTCGATTCCGCAGAGGAAATGCTTGCTTCGTTACTGGAGCGGAGCGATGCCAAGGCCATTAGTTACGAACATGGACCGAAAGCACCACAGGCAAGTGCAGCATTCAAAAGCAAGGACGGTTATGCGGAAACCCTCATCATCATCGAGGATCTACAAAACAGCATTGATTACCTGAAGAGAGCGATAAAACGTGAAAAAAAGAAATTACAAAATTTTATTGACAGCATTCCTTCCGAGCGAATCCGTGTCGCAGTCCGCTTCAAGTATCAACTTGGCATGACATGGACACAGACCGCTGAAGTGCTTGGAAAGCCTGATGATGAGGACGGTGTAAGGATGTCAGTTTACCGGTACTTAGCGTGTGAAACCGTGTAATGTTCTCCCTGTTCACCTCCGTTCACCTCCGTTCACCCCCGTTCACCTGTGTTCAGGTGTGTTCTTGACAGTTCACCCCCTCGTGTGTTATTGGTAGAATGTAAAATTCTGTATATAGCTGGCGGCACGGCATAATGCTGTGCCGCAATTTATTTTGAGAGGAGGCTTTTTGGCCTTACGTTACTCCTTTGCGTGAGGTCTCGCACCGGGCAGTCAGTCAAGCCAAACTGACAGCAGCGGGCTAAAAAGTAAAGGAGTATAATACGATGGAAATCGTTACAATGAGCCTCACGCAGCTAAACCCTGCAGCTTATAATCCGCGCAAGAAGCTTGCTCCGGGTGATACAGAATATGAACAAATCAAAAAATCAATCACTAAGTTCGGCATGGTCGAACCTATTATCTGGAATAAACGCACCGGAAACGTGGTTGGAGGTCATCAGCGGCTGACTGTCCTGCTCGACCTCGGCTACGAAACTTCGGAAATAAGTGTCATCGACATCGATGAGACGGAGGAAAAATCTCTTAATATCGCGCTCAATAAAATCACAGGTGAATGGGATGACGAAAAACTAACAGCTCTGCTTGAGGAACTCGCCATCCAAGACGAGTATATGCTCGAACTCACAGGATTTACCGATTTTGAGATCGATGAGCTGTTTTCTGTGACCGAAGTGGCTCTTTTTGGGAACGATACCCCCGAAAATGAGCCCGAAGATGACCATTTCGATGTTGAATCGGCACTTGAAGAGAGTGCATACTCTCCGATCGCAAAGCCGGGTGACATCTACGTGCTTGGCGGTAAGCACCGTCTTATGTGCGGTGACTCAACCTCTGCTGACGATGTCGCTAAACTCATGGGTGGCAGGAAAGCCAAACTGACAGTGACGGATCCGCCGTATAATGTGGCTTACGAAGGTACAGCCGGAACGATGCAGAACGACTCACAGTCCGACACTGACTTCCACGACTTCCTGCTATCTGCCTTCAAAAATATCCACAACAACATCACAAACGGAGCAGCGGTGTACATCTTCCACGCTGACAGTGAAGGTCTAAACTTCCGTAAAGCATTCGAGAGCGCAGGTTTTAAAGCCCGGCAATGTCTCATTTGGGTAAAAAACTCGCTCGTTCTCGGTCGGCAAGACTACCACTGGCGGCATGAACCTATCCTATACGGGTGGAAAGACGGAAAAGGTCATTACTTCATCGATGACCGTACACAGTCCACGGTTTTAGAACAGAACCGTCCGACCGTGAACCGTGACCATCCAACAATGAAGCCTGTTCCGCTCATCGAGCGGCTTATTTATAACAGCTCTAAGAAAACGTGGATAGTTCTCGACCTCTTCGGAGGATCGGGATCCACACTCATGGCTGCTGACAGGCTTGAACGTGTGGCTTACCTCATGGAACTCGACCCGAAATACTGTGACGTTATCGTCCGCAGGTATTTAGGCAGCAAATCCGACAACTCCGGCGAGGTCGTGCTTATCCGGGACGGCATCCACACGGTATATTCCGAGGTAGCCGATTATGAGTAACAAACTCACACTCGGCTCACTGTTTGACGGCAGCGGAGGCTTCACGCTCGGAGCTGTCCTCTCGGGCATCATGCCCTTGTGGGCTTCGGAAATAGAACCGTTCCCTATCCGAGTAACAACAAAGAGACTTCCGGAGGTAACGCATCTCGGAGACGTGTATAAAATTAACGGAGCCAATGTGCCGGCGGTTGATATAATCACTGCCGGTTTTTGCTGTCAAGACCTCAGTGTCGCAGGTAAACGAGCAGGGCTCCGCGGTGAACGCTCATCAATCTTTCATCAAATCACACGGATTATCCGTGAGATGCGTGATGCGACACAGGGTGTTTACCCGAAGATAGCTGTATTGGAAAACGTGCCCGGTATGTATTCAAGTAACCGCGGACGTGACTTTTTGGAGATATTAAATGAACTCATCAAAATCAAAGACCCGACCGTATCTATCCCTATGCCTGAAAAAGCAAAGTGGACAAACTCCGGCGAGATCGTGGGAGATGATTACTCACTCGCATGGCGGACACTCGATGCTCAATTTTGGGGAGTCGCCCAGCGCCGCCGCCGTTGTTACCTTGTCATCGATTTTGCAGGCTTACGTAGCCGAGAAATATTATTTGACGAAACGCGCCTGTGCGGGAATCCTCCGCAGAGCTGCTTTGAGAGGGAAACAACTGCCGGAAGTGTTATTGAAAGCACTCGAGGATCAGATTGTGTACTGGGAAACCCGGTTAGCATCCTAAACGATCAAGGCGGCTCGTACATGGACGTGTCCGAGGATGTAACCGGCACACTACGTGCCAATGAACACGGACATCAGCCGATAGTATTTGAACCCGGAGCCATGACACGTATCGGAAACCATTATTGGCAAGGTGAACCGACCGGAGCTCTCCGTGCGGACATGGGTGATAACCGCCTCGCTGTCGTTGTGGAAAACCGTCCGCAAGACAGCCGGGTAAAAATAAGAGAGGACGGTATCGTTCAAACACTCGATGCCCGGATGGGTATGGGAGGTGGAAACACTCCGCTCATCATGAACGATCGCAACCTCGGTGTGCCGGCACAACAACACGTAGCGAGCGCCTTAACAGCAACCGATTACAAAGGACCGCAGTGTGTATGTGAGCCAAAGACTCTCAAGATACGTCAAGGGAGTAACGGTCAAGGCGGACGAGGACCACTTATACAGCACAACCTATCCGCAACACTCTCCACACACAACGACCAGACGCTCTTTGAACCGAAAGCGTATGGTCATGCAGCATATAAAAGTAACTCGATGAAATCAGAGAACCCACACTCCGGTGTCTACGAAGCGGAAACAAGTAAGACTCTCGACATGGCGGGCGGGCATCCCGCCCGCCATCAAGGCGGCATGACCATTGTAGAGAACAGGGTTTACTCCCTTGACTCGCTCGGCTCTAATGCCATGAAGTCCGACAACCCCTCGTCCGGTTGCCGTGAGACTGAAGTCGCAGACGCGCTCACCACCTGCTCAACAGCCCCCGGCGGTCGAGGTGGTAACGCAGTCGCCGCTTATGCCATCGAAGGAAACGGTGTAAGACCCTCACATAAAGGAACCGGAATAGGAAAAGACCTGTCATTTACCCTAAACTCTGTGGAACGTCACGCTGTTAGCTACGGCATTGACCGTGCGATGTTCAACCAAGGACCAAACGCATTATATAATCCGCAGGTAACAGAGGAGCAGGCAGCCACACTAATGCATAGAGGACCGGGAGCAGTCTGCAGTAACTACATCGTGCGAAGGCTTACCCCCACTGAGTGTGCCTTGCTTCAGGGCTTCCCTTACGACTGGTGTGAGCAACTCGCCACGCTCGAGCCGACAGAAGATGACATATCATTTTGGACAGAGGTGTGGGAAACACACAGGAAAAACAAAGGCACATCAAAAAAGCCTAAGAGTAGAAACCAAATCATCAAGTGGCTCCGGCAACCTCACTCCGACTCAGCCGAGTATAAAATGTGGGGAAACGGAGTCGCTTTACCATGTGTACTCTATGTTCTGCGTGGCATCGTTCACTACGCTACCGTTTGACCGCGTAGAACGCCGCGTGTGAGCCACAGGGAGAAAAGGTAAAAGTACCCCCGCCCTCTCTTCCTGTTTAACACAGCGAAGCCCTGCCCCTCAAAATCTCAGAAAAAAGGGTTTGCGAATCGAAAAGGTACTGTTGGCGAAATTTTCTCGAAATGCGGGCTCTGCGACCCCGAAAACGAGTTAGTTAGAAAAATCGAAAATTGTCACTTTAGTTTCAAAAACTGAAATGTGCGTTATTTTGAAAGGAGCATCAGATGGCAGCACAAAAAAAGCCGGATATTGTGGTGGATGATAATGCTGCCTATGTTATCCGATCAGGAAAACCACTCTACATGAAGGCTGCAGATCTCGCCTCAATGGTCGGTAAAAGTATTCAGTGGATCGGTCAGCTTGCAAGTCAGGGCATCCTCGCTAAAAGCGAGACTCCCCACGGCTCGATGTATGAACTGAAGCCGACTATGAAAGCGTATTTAAGAATGCTCGGCGATCGTACTGAAGAGGAGAAAACGTCACCGGCGAAGGAAATGATGAAAGTCGAACTCGCTGCTAAAAAGGCGAAGGCAACAAAGGCGGTACTCGAAACGCAGGAGCTTATCGGTAAGATGCACCGCGCCGATGATGTAGCTCTTATGGTTTCTGACTGGTTTGCTGCAATTAGAGGTATGCTTATAGCACTTCCGGGTAGACTTGCTATCGATGTGGCGCAAATATCGGATCCTGCAGAAGCGTCAAAACGGATCCGGCATGAAGTGTACTTAATCATGGAAGAGATGATGAATTACCAATATGACAAAAAGAAGTATGAAGGGCTTGTCAGAGAGCGGCTGAGTTGGGATAAGATTGATGTCGGGGATGGTGGCGATGATGGCAGCTAACAGGGATGCCAACGACAGCCTGAAAGCGATACATGACCTGATTGCTAAAGAAGCAAAGATACTTAAACCACCTGACAACCTAACCGTAACCGACTGGGCGAACAAACGGCGCCGGCTATCATCAGAAAGCAGTGCCGAACCGGGACCTTGGCGGACGGACAGAACCCCATATCTCGAAGAGCCAATGAATGCGTTTACCGACACGAAGGTAAGACGCATTGTTTTATGGTCATCATCTCAAATAGGAAAGTCCGAGTTTTTAAATAACTGTTTCGGGTATGTCGTTGACGAGGATCCGGGCAGTGTGCTGTTTATCTATCCGACCGTAACAGATGCCAAGGAATACTCAAAACTGAGGATAGCTCCAATGCTCCGAGATTGCAAAACGCTGAAGGAAAAAGTGGCAGCTCCGAAGAGCAGAGACAGCAGCAACACCATTCTGCAAAAAGCATACCCCGGCGGACTGCTGACGATGTGCGGATCCACGGAGGCACACAGCTTGGCATCGAAACCGATACGATATGTTTTCGGTGACGAGCGTGACAGATGGGCTTTGTCTGCCGGCAATGAAGGTGATCCGTGGAAAC